TGCAAAAAGTACAATGACGACGAATTAGTCGTAAAGCAATTCGGGCTCTTGTTTGAATGGCTCGAGAAACAGGCGGAAGGAGTGGCACGATGAAAGAGAAAACGTACTATGAAGTTATTGGGGCGATGGAAGAAAAGAGATACGACGAAATAGAAAGTCAATTATCTCTTGGTGAAACTTGCGTCAAACTTATAAAACAAATCGAAGGCAGAGAAGATGTGCGCGGAGCTAGTGAATTGATTACGGTCGATGGCAAAAAATACGACGTGCAAATCTTTAAGTGGGGAAGAGGGTCAGAAGATGGAATACGTGAAATATGATTCAAAACAGCGCGAGGCCTTGAAAAAGAATCTGAGGCGTCTAATGGACGAAAAAGGAGTCACGAAAGCCCAACTATCAAGAAAGCTGGGCTGGTCCTATAATACAATTGATTATTGGTTAAGGGGCGATCGCGTACCCGATCGGACAGGAATCGAGGCTATATGCGATTATTTCGGAATCTCAGACGTGGAGCTTTTAGGGTCAGAAATGAAAGTCCGCACGTTCGCTTATTATAAAGACGATACGCTGCTCGCGTTTGGGACCATGGAAAAGATCGCGGAACAAACAGGGCGAAAGATCGAGTCCTTGCGGAGTCTGCTTTGCAACTCGAAGAGATTCAATAAGACAACAAAAACATACATGATCGAGCTCGAAGACGATAGACAATACAAGCTAAAATTTAAGCAGTCGTTCACGATCGACGAGCTAAATCTAAAAGGTATCGGGTGGCTACTAGAAAGCCCACTCGTAGAAGTAGAAGAGGTGGAAGAATGAATAAACAAGAAGCAATAAAAAAAGTTGAGCAGATGGGAGAATATGAGCGTTTTGTGAACGAATCAATCCCAAAATTAAGCATTCTTAACATACTTAACCAACTAGACGAACCGCAGAAAGTCACAGTACCGCAGTTTGTTGCGGATTGGTATGAAGAGCGTAAAGATGATCTCGAAACAGCTTTATTTAGATGTGTCAATATAATTTCTAAAGTGTACGAAGATGGAGAGTTAAACCAGTTCCAAGAATGGTTTATTAACGGTGAAACCAAACCATTTCAAACTCTAGTCAATATGCACCAATTCGGCTATACAGTTGAGAAAGAACCAAAGTACACAGTTAAGATAAAAGGAAAAATTGAAGAAAATCTTTTAGTTTACGGTTGGGGCATAAAAAGATATTTTTTTGCGAGAACTTACAACGATAGCTCAAAACGAGGGGAACACACCCGAAAAGAATTGGAAGAAGATGGATTTGGTTGGGTGTTTGATTGTCCTGGGATTGAGATTGAGGAGGTTGAAGAATGAAATTTGCAAAGTATACACACGAGTCTTTTGATGGTGTAAAAAACATAAAAGGCTGGGTTTTGGTAAACAATTATGGAGAAAAGGAATTCGTTTATTACAACGGAACGGAATTATGTGTTCACCCAGCTAGTGATTGGGAGGGTGAGCTAAAGGAGGTAACGGAATGAGTGATAGTGTGTTTATATACGCATTCACAAGATACGGCTGGGTTGAAGAATGTATAGATATTGAAGAAGTGGCTTATGTGGATTTTGAGAAAAGCCAGATATGTCTTAAAGCGCATGACGCGCGGATTCCACGTATGATTCAGACTACTTCAGTGGACTTGTATAACGTCGAAAAGGCTTTGTTAAGAAATCGGAGGTGATAGACTGATGGATCTATTAACACTTATTTTCGGACTTCTATCGCTTGCGTGGCTGGGTGGGCTCGCAGTGATCGGGCTTGCTATGTGGAAAGAAGGGCGAGAAAATGACGAATAATGTAAAGCTACTATGTACTAATATCGCGTTTGTATTCTTCGTCCTATTCGTGGTATGCGTCAACCTTAATGCACGGGTCCGAGTGCTTGAAACGAGCAACAGCGAGCTACAACAAGCAATTCGAACGCAAAAGGACGAGCTGGAAAAAGCCAAAGAAAAAAACGTCATGCAAGACGTGATAATAAACAAATTGAACAATGATTACAACTCACGTATGGCTCAACAATTACAAGAGATCGCCGATGAAAACGGAGTGGGGGGATAATGTGAAAAATACTAAAGTATGGATCGTCAGAAAATATAATAAGTTCTCGCGCTGGGACGCGATCCATTCGGCCGGTTTTAAAGAGTTCGAATTTAAGACAAAAGCCGAGGCAATGAAATTTCGGAACAGCCATACAAAAGGCGTATTCGACGTTTACGAGAAAATTAAAAGTAGCTAAAAAGCTAGAAAGGAGGGGAACTTGCGAATTGAGACAAGATACGGCTATCTTATAGACGCGCTTCGACGCTACCCGTTTGATAAAGAGATAAAAGAGCGAATCGAAGAGATCAGCTTCCCTTATCAAAATTTCGACGAGAATTGGTTTATTAAAAGCAAGTCAGCAAGTAACACGCCGGAAGCACTCAAGAATGTTATTCTCAAAGAAAACGATCCGGAACTAATTCGGCTGTACACACTAGCGGAAGCGATAGATGAGTACACAAGCGAATGTGAAGGGGCAGTGTGGGAGGCGATCAAATGCTTATATGTGACACGATCAAAGAACGTCGAAGGCGTGGCCCTCGAGTTGTTTATGTCAAAAAACTCGGTCTATCGGAACGTTGTCAAACCGTTCTTCGAAGGCCTCGAAAAGAAAGTTACAAGTATTTTTTTAAAAACACGCTGAAATTTGGGAAAAGTGCACGAAAAAAGGTGATAAAATTGTATTATCGGAAGATTGAAGGAAACGACGATCTTCATTGCGGACGACAGGACAAAAGCCAACAGTTACATCAGCACGTTTTACTTTTCATAAAAAAACTTTCCCAGTTTGTGGGGTCTCCTTATATTCTTTAAAAATTATTTCGTTTCGGCGGTTCGATTCCGCCCGTCCGCTTTTGGTAAGGTTCTTTTAGTTCTTCCCCTTGCCAGACATTTCTATACTCTATACTTTTCTTTTCAGTCTCCCCCTATTCCTTTCTGGGGAGGCTGTTTTTGGTGGTTTAAAATGCAAATCGAAAAAGTAAAAATAGCCGATCTGGTGGAATACGAGGGAAACGCGAAGTTACACCCGCAAGAGCAGATTGACAAGATCAAAAAATCTATCCAAGAGTTTGGGAATAATGACCCGATCGCGATCGATGAAAACAATATCATTATCGAGGGCCACGGACGCTTACAAGCACTCGAGCAACTCGGGTACACGGAAGCGGAAGTTATTCGCTTGTCTCACTTATCAGAGGATCAAAAGAAAGCCTATATCTTGGTACATAACAAGCTAAACATGGACACGGGCTTTGATACCGAAATGTTAAGAGATGAGCTGGACGGGATCTTTAGTGTGGATATGGCAGATTTTGGCTTTGACTTGCCGGAAGATGAAACTTTAAATTTCAACTTGGAAGTAGAAGAGCAAGAGGAAGAAGAAAAAGAATTTCATAGAGAAACAACAATAAATCAATATAATCTGGACTTATTCGATCCAGCAAAGACTGAAGGGCGTTTTGAAATGCCCGCTCTTGATCCAGTGGATCACGTTCCGGAACGCTTGCAAGGCTTTAATTACGTTTTGAACAAGCCGGACCACGGCGCAGGAGTTCATTTCTTTCTTGATGATTATCAGTTCGAGAGGATATGGCAACGGCCGGAATATTACATCGAGAAGTTAGGTGAGTTCGATTGCGTACTCACGCCAGACTTTAGCTTATATATCGATATGCCGGTCGCTATGCAAGTTTGGAACGTGTATCGCTCGCGTTTAGTTGGTCAGATTATGCAGAGATACGGCTATACGGTTATTCCCACGGTATCGTGGGCGTATTCGGACAGCTTTTCTTTTTGTTTTGACGGATTGCCAGAGGGTGCTACACTTGCGATCAGTACAATCGGAGTCAAGCAGAACGAAGAACAATTTGAAATATGGCGCGATGGTATGGACGTCATGATTGAGCTATTGAAGCCGAAAAGATTATTAGTCTATGGTGGTAAGGTCGAGTATGACTATGGAGATATCGAAGTACACTATTTCGAAAACGAAACGACAGAGAGGTTGAAACATGGGCGGTAGAGGAGCAGATTCTGGAAGTAGAAAAAAATCTGGTGGCGGAGGCGTAAAAGCTGAAGCAGTACAAAACGAAGTAAAACAACAAAACAATCAAAAAGATTTTTTGTTTAATAGAATAGACGAGCTCAAAAAATTCGGTGATAGAGAATACAGGTTAAAAAATATTCCGAGAGGTGCAAAAGGGTTTTTGACAATGTTTCAAAAAAACAAAGCAAGACTTGGCTCGGTGTTTGGATTGAACGAAGAATTCGTTGTCGCTAAATATGCTACAAAAAGCGGATATAAAAATTTAGACAAAAAAACAAAAGGGGAAGTAAAAGCGATTATAAAAGAGTATTCAAAAAATCAAAACCCTCGATTGTATGAAAAAATGAAAAAAGAAAATTTTGACTGGTATAAGTACGAGTAAAAAAATCAAAAGTAAGGAAGTGAGGCGATGGCTGGTGCAGACAATTTAAAGGTCCCAACCTCGGAAGAAGCACGAAAATATGGCCGAAAAGGCGGTATCGCCTCCGGCAAGGCTCGAAGAGAAAAAGCGGATCTAAAAAAGAAAGTCAATCAAATTTTGGAAATGGACGTTTTCAGTCCACAGCTAAAAGAAATGCTCGAAGAGAAGGGCTTGAGCGCAACGAATCAAACAGCAATTGCGACGGTGCTTTTGCAAAAGGCTCTTAAAGGCGATATGCGAGCAATTGAACTTCTGGCCAAGATGAACGGAAATGAGGGAACGAAAGACGCACTCGATAAGAAAGAGCAGAAAGAGCGCGTTAAGGCAATGCAACTTGAAAACAAGAAGCGCGAGCAAGCTCTTGAGGGTGGCATGGCGTCCGAGGATATCATGGCCGATTATTTCGAGAAGCTGGAAGGAGTGATACAAGATGGCACTTGATCGGTTATATACAGATAAACAGATCGGGATCTTGCGTCGTTCCATTTCTCGCGATTGGTACATGATGATAAACCACGGCGCAGTACGGGCCGGAAAAACCAAGCTAGACAATGATCTTTTCTTAATGGAGCTGAAGCGGGTCAAGAAAAACGCTGCAAAAGTCGGGGTTCAAACTCCGATGTACATTCTGGGGGCGGTATCGTCTGGAACGTTGCAAACAAACATATTGCGCGAAATCACGGACGCTTACGGCCACGAATTCCAGTTTGACAGACACGGCAATTTCACACTTTTCGGGGTGTATGTCGTAACGACGTTTACGGGGTCCATAGCGGGCCTTAAAGCTATCCGGGGTATGACAGCCTTCGGGGCATACGTTAACGAGGCCACGCTCGCGAATAAAGAGGTTTTTGACGAAATTCTGAAGCGGTGCTCAGGGTACGGCGCGCGTATTATATGCGATACCAACCCGGACCACCCGAAGCATTGGCTCAAGGTCGATTATATCGACAAGGCAGATGATGAAAAGATCGTCGCAAATCATTTTACAATCTTTGATAATACATTCTTGAATCAAAGATACGTCGATAATCTAATAGCGACAACGCCTTCTGGTATGTTTACCGAACGCGGGATATACGGGCGCTGGGTGATCGGTGAAGGTGCGGTCTATCGTGACTTTAAAGAGGATATGTACACGACGCAACCGCCCGAGTATTTCGCGAAGATTTACGCGGGGGTTGACTGGGGTTATGA